AACGTGAGCGGTCACTATTCCTTTGAATCCCGTAATCTTGTCTTGTGCGATTACTCCTAATTTAATCTCTTTCATGTTTTTTTGTTTTGTCCAAATATACTATAAATCAGCGGACTGGCTAACCGTTGCAACTTGACCTTGTACGCGGTTAATATCTGATACCGTTACAATAGGGGCTGGCATCTGTGCAATTACTTCCGCTAGGTCGTTACGGCTTAACCCTGCGACTTGTGTAGTCTGCCTAGCCGCGAAAGTTGGAGATACGATACCACCCTGGGCAAATCGGTTTCCGCTTGCATTGGTGTTCTTAAACCAATCAACTCCACCACCTAACGCATTCATCGCGGAAATTTCACGCCCAAACATTTTAGTGGTTCGTGCATTATTCACACTCTCACCGGTTGACAGTTTAGCATCGATGCTGTCGCTTGTCTCCGTTCCGGCACCTGAGACATAACCACCCCTTGCGAACTTTGGGGCTGCTGGTGGTTTTGCACTTGCTATGGCTGCGACTTGACTAACCGTTGTAGCTGCAATTAAAATGGCTGCAATCGCCCCTGCTATCGGACCGAGTTGGAAAGCATTAACAACACCTAACGCGCCTGCGATAATTGCCTGAGTAATTGAGATTTTTTGATTAGCCTCGAATTGCTTCTTTTTGATTTTCCACTCTTCGGTTGCGGCTTTCCTTTCAATCGCTTTAATCTTCGCTGCCTTGACTTCTTCAGTTGCTGTTGATGTTTCAACCGCGTCAATCTCAGCCTGAGTTCTTGCATCTAGGTTGTTTAACTGAACCGTTGCCTGTGCGTTTACTATTTGAGAAACTGCATTCAAACCGTCTGAAAGTATTTGGAACGCTGCTTCCGCCTTTTCTAACCCTTCCTCGTCAATGCCTAAACCACTAGCTAAAGTTCCACCGTCTTCGGGTGGTGTTGCTGCATCAATCTTCAACTTCTCAATCATTGCTGCCAGCGTGTCGAGTTGGATTTGCTCCTCCTCTGACAACTCACCAAAGAATTGTTTTGTTAATGCTAACTGTTCCTGTAATGCCGCAAGTCTTAACTCTTTCTTTTTACGCTCAAGTTCTTCTGTGTTTTGAATCTCATTGTCGGCTTGTAGTTCTGCGAGTTTTAGTTTGTCAGAACTTAGTCTTACAGCATCATTGAACTCTCTATCTGAAGACTCTCTAGCCATTTCCGCCAACTCCGCTTCAAACTTTGCGCGGAGGGCTAATTGCTTGGCGTACTTTTCTTCGTCAATAGCACTAACCATCCCAGCGGCTGCCGTCTCCTCGACCATCTCATTATTTAGACTATCTATCTTTTTTTGTAGCGTTTCACGGTCAATGAATGCAATCTTTTCCGCGCGTTCTTCCGCGCTCTCAATGCTTATGATAGCTTGGTTCTTTTCTAGTTCAGCGGCTTCATCTATCAACGACCTTTGGTCTTCAAACGATTTGATTAACGCGGCTGCCGCTTCCTTGGTTGCCTCTTCCTCTTCCTTGGTTGCCTCTTCCTTTTCCTTGAGAATTGCAATCCTTGTAGCGTTGGCTTCTTTAGCAAGTGCAACACCGTCCCGAATCAACGAATTTTCATTCGTCATTTGCTCCGACCGCTGCGAATTGATACGTTCTTCAATCTCAAGTAACTTCAATTCCGCCTCGGCTTTTCGGTCTAGGTTTTCAGAACTATCTCCTTCCGCTTTTATCCTAAGATTTGCAATTTCTAAAGACCTTTGAGCTAGTGCCGTTTCAACCGAAGACTGTTCGGTCAATACAACTCCCAAGTCTCTGTTAGCTTGCATCCGTTCCTTTATCGACTTTGATTCATCGTCTCTAATTTGCCGTTGTTTTTCTGCTCGGTTTTGAAACTCTAATTGAATCTTGCCCTGCTCCCGTTTTATCTTGTTTAATTCTGCTTCTGCCTTGCCTAATTTAGCCGTTGCCGAAGACGTTTCTTCAATGTTTGTGGTTATGGTGTTAAGCCCGTTTGCAGCCGCTTCCATTCCAATAAACCTCAAAGCCTTTTCGATTCCTTTCGATACCGTCTCGACTACTTCGCCCAGTTTCTCAAAGCCATCTGCAAGACCTTCAACCAAGAACAGTGCGATAGGCTCAACGGTCTTGAGAACGCCACTCATTATGCCTTTGAAGACATTCATAACGCCCGACAATGCAGCCGCACCGTCCTCCGTTCTATTAAGCGATTCTGAGAATAATTTGAACACCCCAACGATTGAGCCAACAGCTAAAGCAATCCCACCTATTACTGCGCCAATCGGAGTAAGCAAGAACTTCATCGCTGCAATTGTCGCTTTTCCAAACCCACTAGCAACACCGCTTAACCCTTGACCAAACTTTCCTAGTGTTCCGGGCATCTTACCCGCCATGTCACCAAACTCACCAATCTTTCCAGTAGCCTTTCCCAGCGCATCTTCATAGTTACCTACGTTGCGCCTGTTGTCTCCAACCGCCTTTTCGTTGCCCTTTAGCTTAGTGGTTAAAGTATCAACCGTTGCGCCTAGTTGCTTTCCGGATTCCGTGTTAACCTTTTGTTCTTCGGACATCGCGTTGTACTCTTTCGTCAACAAGGACAACCGCGCTTTGAGTTGGTCGTTAGAACCCTTCGCGGCATCCACAACTATCTTGTTGTTGACGTAGTCTTTATTGCTTGCTGCAAGTGCCTTTGAAGTCTCGGTCATTTGCAGCTTTAACCCTGCTTGCCTGCTTGCTAACTCAGTTGCGCTAATTGCTCCTGCCTTTGCTTCCGCGTTGTTCTTTTTCTGTTCTTCCTTTAGCTTGTTAAGCTCAAGCGTAAGTAGTGCCGCCTCTTTTGCAGAACTAGACATTGCATCCCGCGCTTTCTTAATGTCTTCGGAGTTGATTTCAATATCAACGAGTACCTTTTTTTCTTCAGCCATTACTATTACAATTTATAATTTCCTTGTAGGCTGTTGCCTGTACTACACGCTACATCTTTATCCCTTGCTTTAAGCTCCGATGTAATCTTTTTCAGCGTTTCCATTAGTTCGGAGTGGGTCATTGTTGTTACGTCTATCATGGTAATTTAATTAGTTCTACCTCGGTGCTATCAACTTGGTTAACCTTGTACTGATTCACGAAGCTCAAATAGAAATAGCAGTTGTATAGGTCTATCCATTTGGGCTTGGTAAAGTCTAACTGGTTAATGTCAACAGGTGAAAGCCTCATTATTCTATTAACCGTCTGTGGTGCTTTTACAATGTAGCTTATAACATTACCGTGATTGCTTAATAGGCTCGGAAATTCCAACTCTGTAAACGTAAGTTTAGACGCTTGCGTTACCGTTGTTCCGTTTATAATTTGAATCAATGAAGCGTCCAAGCCTTCATCAACTAAGTTGTGAACTGCTATTCTTGGCTTTGGGTCTTTTGTTTTAAATGCGTCCTTTTGATACCCTACCGTTCCCGAAGCTGCTGAGAATAAAGAGTAGCCATTAATGGTAAATGATGTTGCGCTTAGTATTTCTTTGATTGTAACATCTTTTAATCCATCCAATCCAAGACCATCCAATAAAACAGTAGCATTAAGGTTTTTAAAAAATACCGTGTCCCCCTCTGAAAAACCTTCAGTACTTGAAATACCTACCGTTCCAACATTTGAAGGAGATGAGTAAGACGTTAAAGCAAACTCTGCGCTATTACTAGAATCTGATAGGTCTATAAACATTCTATTTGGGAACGCTGCTAAAGGCTTGCTTGCTGAAAATGGAGACTGATAAAGAACCTTGTCACCGTTTCTGACGTTTGGGTTTACTATTATTGATTGCCCGTAATCTGGGAATCCTTCTAGTGCCTCATCGCTTATATTGTTTTTATACTTGAATATGTTGTTTTTTAAATACCCTGCTTCGTTGTATTTTATCTCACCTATTTCTGTTTGGTCTACTTTATTACTCCAATCTTCAGCCGTGTTTGTTTGCAAATCATCGAAGAACTCAAACGAAACTGTATTCGTAAATGTGTCTGTTATTATCAGTAAGGAAAAAGCGTTTACTAAGTATTTAACAAAGTCTGTTTGCTTCATGTCTGGCAGATTAGCCGCAACGTCTAGTTCTCCTAATCCATCGTAACGGTCGCTTAGTTCATTAAACATAACTCCCGAAGCAACAGCAACATTGAACGCGCCAATGCCGCTTGATGAATCTAACAACTCAAATTTTATATGAATGTTGTCTGTTGGTATTCCTGTTTCAGTTGCTGATAGTTCAATTGTGAATGTTCCGTTTGCATCTGCCGCATCTTGATGTTTGTAAATAGCTGAAGGTTGGTTGCTTTCTTGTGATAGTGCTATATCTGTGGTCAATCCATCTATTCTAATTTGGAAATTACTTCTGCTAGTGTTCCAATCAGTAATAGTGAATGTTGTGGTGAAGTTTATAGTTTGATTAGCAGCTACGGGTGGTATATAATGGGATGGTGAACTTCCAATAAGACCACCACCCCACCCCCCCAACGTGAAAGCATTTGGGTTATCAAAATACCCTTCAGTTGAGTCATTATTAAAACCAGCCCCATAAAATGAAAAACCTGTAAAAATTGAGACAGACAAGCTAGCAGGGGTTAATTTAGACCTGAATTGATTACCCGTAATGAAAGCATCAGCCACTCTTAAATATGGACGACAAAAAGGAATCAACATTTTCCTATACGTGTCATTCGTTAATATGTCACCAGCAATAGTATAGCCAGCATCAGTAACAATTGCCCTTAATATTGGGTCTATAAATACGGCAGGAAAAAGAAACCAAAACGGTATGGGGTTTGTAATGTTTAACAGTAGACTGTAATCTACATCGGGATAAACAAAACCATCCGTGTAATCATTTAATCGATTAGCGTTAACGGTTGCTAAGTCTCTAACGTGGTCAAGGTCTGTTATATTAATGTCCGATAAAGAAAGCCCCTTTAGGTCGTCAATAAATCCTGAGTTGCCTGCCTTAATAACAACAGACAAAGTGTCTTGTACGCTTTGAAGTTGTGCAAATCCTATCTGAATAATCCCATCAGATTCTATACTACACTCCAACCGCTCCCACCTCGTTGTATCGCTTGAATTTAGTTCCGTGGGTATTCCAAATATGCCAAGGTTATTCGCTGTTAACGGTAGCTTAAACGTATTCGAGTAAAACCCCTGTCTGCTCTCTATGTCTGTCAAACGATTAACCCCGTAAGACATCGCGATAACCTCTTTCTTTTCAAGGTCGCAAAGTTTACCATCAATGTATAATTCCGTTGCCATTACTGGGTCTGTATTACGTCCTCAACTGCATAGATAAACTCAAATTCGTACTCGGCAAATGAATCTCCACTCCTTACCCTCCTGAATGATTGAGGGTCTATCATTATCGGCACAAAGCCGCTGTCATCCCACAAGTACGCTTGTATGGCTTTGAACGCATCAGCTATAAAATCTGCCGACATTGGATGAACTTTACCCGTTGTAACTATTAGCCCTTGATGTACGCCCTCACGCCTTGAGAATCTCTTTTCGCCTATGCTATTGATAAAGGTTGAATCGTCACCTTTACCCTGTTCTCCCTGTGTTTTGCCGTTGAATATAAAGTTAGCCCAACCGCCCGAAGGTTTAAGCCATGTGATGTTTACGTTTTGACAATGCGGCAATGCTAATGGCTGCTCAACTATCTCAGCTACATTGATAGTGATTGTTCCTGTTTGCGTTGACGAATCTGAAAACCTTGTTTGAGTAACTCCAAAAGTGAAGACGCCTGTAACGTCTTCAGGAATATCAATATTGAATTGTGGAAAGTTGAAAGATGTAAATGGTGCTGGTAAAGGGTCAGCCGTTACCCATGCTGGAACACTACCCGTGAACGCGTAGAAGTATTGGGTAACGCTTGGCTCAAATTCATCGGCAAACGTTGCCATCTCGTACAGGTAGTATGTTCTATTAAGCAGTATCATTGAACTATAAATGTTGAACCGATTTGCCAAAATCCTATTCCGCCCACGTTACCAGTTCCGTTGGTTGCTACAATGTTAACGATATGTTCCCCGAACTCGGTTGTCTCGTTCCATATCATTGAGTAGATAGTTTTACCGTTCTTAAAATGAATAGGTTCACGTGCGTTTAGAATTTTACCGTTTGCATTATAGGCGGCTAAGTCCTCCTGTTGGAAAACTCCGTTAAGCGCAAACAAAGGTGTGCGCCAAATTCCAGTATATCGCATTTTGAATGGTACACTCATTTGGAAGTCACGCCCAACTCTAGGCGACTTGACCTCTTTTAACACACCCTTGATGTAGCCACTTACATCCATTCGACATAGTCCATCTATGCCGCGAATGGCTGTGATGTCTGCTATTTTAGCGTAAGGGTAGTCAGCGTAACCAGGATGGTCTGAATCATATCCAGCGTACAACTCAACGGGAACTCTCGTTGAGATAATCGTTCCACCTGCTCCTGAGGTATAAGTACCATCAACTACAATATCGTTTGCGCCTTTGGACAATACCTTGTAAGTGCCTGCGTAGATTCCACTTGGAATTATAACAGATGAACCAATCGTGAAGTTTGCCACGTTGGTGGCTGGTGAGATAACCAACTGTAAATTTGTGCCACTTGGAGCGGCTGCAACAAAGAGATAGTTAGGTGTGATGGTGTAGATAATAGGGCGGTGTGCACTATTCCACAATGCTGGTTGTGTTAAACTCATTCCATTTTAATATCAAATGCTTGTACAATATTGTCGGTTATATCTTCAACCGCCTTGGATGCGATTAACTCAACGAATCTATCAAACTTACCCTGCTCTAGTGCGTCCTCCAATAGCCCAGAGTTTGTGCCCTTGTGCGTCCTCCATACCATGTTGCCTTTCTTACTGATTGACCTAACGATTAGGTATGCTAGTGTATTAACGGGCAAAGGTGTGTTAACGGGCTTCTCTTTAATCCAACTAGAAATACCTTCTTGAGTTGCTGTTGATTGCCCAGGTGCGATACCGTCAATCAATCCTTCAATGTAACCGTTCGCTAGTATCTTGAACCCTCCATCCGTGTGGATTATCTCAACGCTATCATGCAACCGTCCCGAACTATTAACCGCCCCGAACTTTGTGATACGCTTAGTCTTTATAGCCGTTTGAATGTCGGCTTTCAATTGTTCCGCAAAGTTGTTGCGTAGTATTTGCTCGTTAGGGCTTAGCATATCTGATACGTTATCCCGAATCCTTGCTTACTCCAAAGCTGGAAGTACATCATTGACTTAAAGCCAATATCAACAACTCCAAAAGAAAACTTGTTTTTTGAAAACCGAAGTCCTACTACATCAAAATCGCTCAACATCCTACTTGGCTTTTAATCGTAATACTCAAACTGTAACCGCTAACCCCTTCTAGTATCTGATACTGTGGTTCTGAGCGTATTGCTGTAAACTCAACGTCTGTTTCATAATCAACTTCTAAACGGTCGATGAAGTCTTGGCTTAGCGAATCCATAGCCGCAATGATAACCTCACGCTTTGCCGCGTCTTGATGTCCTTCATCCTTTTCAACGAATGAGAATAGAAGCTGGCTTGTACGCTTGAATGTGTCGCTTGGGTCTCTATCCTGAGTAAATGGGTATACGTGTATTCTAGGGTATGGCGCACCGCTAGCATTAGCCGCATCGCTGTTCCTACCGTGTATAAACGTGCCTGTTGGATTGACCGCGTTAGCCGTGTCCCTAACCATATCAAGTACTTGTTGGAATGTCATTTTGAATCTTTTATTAATTCGTACGCCTCCAATGTGTATACAAATAAAACACCTCCAAACCAGCCTACAATAAATTCAGACACACTAATCCACCGTAATAAAACAATAAGAATAACGGAAACAATCAAAGCTATTATGTATTTCATCCTATCGGTTGGTTAGTCTTCGAGTTAAGGTACTGCAATTCATTTGAGTACTCCCTTTCAGTCTTTTCAAGGAGTAAAGTTGTATAGATGTCGATGGCTTCTTTATCCAATATCGGCTGGTATTTAAGCACGTCACCTTTCGCAAGCGCGTGAAGCGTGGCAAACCACCCGAAAGCCTGAATCTTTTCGATACCTGCTGCAATCTCATTGTAATCTGCTTCATCGTTGTACATTCCAGACCATCGCTTTTGCCAATTAGCGAACTCCAAAAAAAAAACGACCAATAGGCTAAGGCTTCAGGAACTCTCATCCCCTTTAAATCAACGTCTGCATAGGTCTTGATTATCATTTGAGCCGCTGCAATCTGTGGCTTCTCCAATTCATCTACACGCTTGAACTCTGATTCGCAGTCAATCAATTGCTGCCATGTGCCCTGCGCTATGCTTAGTTCTTTGATGTGTTCAGGTACTTCAATATACTGTGGCTCTGATTCCCAAAAGAACGCGCAAGCATGAACCACGAACCATTGGCTATGGTCGGACATCAACTCGAAGTCTTCCGCATCAATGCCCGTTAGGATAGAGTAGACTGGCGTGTAGTCGTCAACACATAGGGCGTTGGCACATAGTGCTTCAACGTAGTCACACCATTGCACATCCTCAAAGCCCTGAGGGATTTTCTTGTCCTCAACTCCTCGCTCCGATATTACCTTAATCGTTACCATTCAATTTGTTAAAACATAGTAAAAAATAAGTAATGTGAGCGGTGGGACTTGAACCCACAAACCTAAGAGCTATTTTAATGACGACTTTAAGGCGCTTCCGTCAATCTACTGCCGTTTACCAATTCCGCCACACTCACATTACCTTAATCGTTACCATTCAATTTGTTCAAAGATAATGATTTGGATTGTATTAACCGAAGAAGCCTTTTCGGGTTGGTTCATTTCTTAGCTTATAGTTTTCAGAGTATAAATCTGAGTTTCTTTCTAAAAGTTCTTCGTTGGCTTTAACCACCATCTCAACACCATCTGAGCTATGATAGAATGAAATCTCTTTAAAGGTAGTGTAGTCTGTAATGGTAGTGAATACCCTAACCGTATTACCTGCCTCCATAGCCTTTTTAAAATCCCTCAACTCATCGTATTCTTTGAGGCTTATCGTTACTGTGTTTTCTTGTTTCATTGTCTTATTTTTTTTAGTTAGAAAGTTAGTGCAGTGTGTCATCGTCTTAGTTTAGTTGTGGTTGTAAATAATTCCTCATAACCCCTAAATGCAAGCCAAAATGCGTTGGTTGCTAGCGACCCCTGTAAAAATAAATCAATGTCCATGCCGTGCATGGCGTATTTTGAAATGGCTAATGCAATCCCTCCTACTATGTATTTCATCGTTTTAGTTTATAGTTAGTTCCTCACCTGTCAAAGCGTGGTAAAGGTTTTGTAAATGATGAACCGAATAGCACTCAGTGTAATAATTACCAGCCACAAAGTGGATAGTGCCGCTTGTAAGTCCAAATGAAACGGCTATGTCTTTGTCTTTTCTGTTTTTCCAATCGAGCATATCCAACCATTCTTTTGTAATTGTGAGTGGCAACAAACAAGGATCACTACCTTCAACACCAAAGACGCTGCTATTGCCTTCGATTCTAATTAGACCGCTCTCTAATATTGCAGAAACCTTTACATAACCACGCGCCCATAAAATTAAATTCCCTATTCTCAATTCGCTTCCTTTCATGGTCTTATTTTTGACGAATATATAAATATTAACCGAATGAACGAACGCGCATTTTACCGCTTGATGAAAGGTCAAAGAAAACCCTCATCATAATCATGTCGCGCCAATCAGGAGAACGTCCTATGTTTTCTTTAATCTTAGACTTTGGCAGCACTCTTAGTTTTCCATCCTTGTCCAAATCGTAGCTTTTCAACTGCTCCAGTTCCTCAATGATTTCGTCTTGTTCGCTGCCTGTTATGTCGGCTGAAATGTAGATTCCGCTTTCATTTATCTTTTCGGCTAACTTATAGCAGCATTGACTTTGTAGGTTGAAATAGTTTTCTTCCTTCAATGCCTTAGACCCGTTTAAGAATCCCTTGATACCGCAATTATCCACCACGCCACCGCCTACACCGTCCTCATCTGCAATCACTTGTTTCTTCGGTATCTGATACTTTGACCGTAAAGCCTCAATGGCAGTCTGTATCTCGGTTAGCTTACTTACATCAAAGGAATGAACCTCGAATAGATTCCATCCCTCCCACACGCCTAAGATTGCTTTGTCGCTACCCATACGCGCAATGTCTGCTGTAATGTACTTAGTGCCTCCTGTTACGTGATCATTCTTAAACATAGAAATGATGTTGTCGTAATCGCACAAAGCGTTAGGGTCATCATCGTATTCCCAATTACCGTGATACAATCGTTCTCTACTGTTGCTGTCTAGGCTTAGAAGCGATTCAATATAGGACTGTGGCAGGTGTGGGTTATCCGTTGGTAATGCCTGTACGAACTTCCTGTAAGGCTTTAGTGTGTTGGTCTTGTTTGGCTCGTAGAACTCTTTGTAAGTCCAATTCTTTGAAGGGTTGCAGCTACCTAGCACCTTGGGTATTATGCCAAACTCTTTCAGCTTGTATCTACACCTAGACGTTACAATTTGCCACGCCTTAAAGACTAACTGGCCGCACTCATCAATGAAAGCACCGCATATTTCCAATGAGCCTAGACTATCAAAGTTTTGGTCTGAAGGGTAAAGAAACAAATCCTTTAGCAGTATCTCGCTGCCGTTGTTCCAGTAGATAATGTTGGCTTGTGCATTGTACGTGTACTGGTTTGTTATTCCTAGTTCAGACGACAATTCAAAGAACGTTTTTAGCGTGGTTTCCTTTAACGCCTTGAGCTTTGAACGCCCCATAAGCCACCGCGACCCCTTGTACGTTTGACACATCTCAATCAGCCATAAGCAACCGAGTGCCGTCTTACCTCCTCCTGCTGCGCCACCGTAAAGAATTTCCTTTGTCTCGTTGTCCTTTAAGTAGAAAGCCGCGTGTTCTTGTTTAAGTAGTAGGTTCATTCGGATTTATTCCGTTGCCTAAAGAAATGATGTTGATACTTGCGTCAATGTTGGAATCAATCACTTGTTTCGCTTTACCGTAAGCCCTATCAAGCAACACCTCTGCAGCTCTAACGTCTCCCTTTGTAGCCTTGGCACGTAACGCCATTAGTATTGCCTTGGCGGCTTCTATGCCGTCTTTCTCTTCGCCTAGTACATCAGCGAGTAGCTTGTCGATTTCGGGTAGCTTCTTGGGTCTGCCTTTCTCGTTTCCGCTTTCGCCTTTCTTGAATTGGGTCTCTTTGTTTGGAAATGCCATGCTACCTGTTATTCACCTGTTAAAGATTTAGTCTTATTGTGAACTCGTTTGCTTTTCTTTTTGCTGATGCAATCATTCCTGGGTACATTTTGATGAGTCTTTTTATGGCATCCCTTTCCATATCAACGGTTCTGTAATCCTTGCACCCTCCATCCTTTCCCCAATGGTCATTTTCCCAATGCAAATATCTTATTGCTAAAATACCTCCCTTGTCTCGTATGTGCCTCAAACATATCTCGTAGTCCTCTTTTACTTTAAAGTCCTCATCAAACAAGTATTCGCCATCGTTAATCATTCCCATGCACGATGCTGTAACATACCCTTTTAGCAATATAGGCTTATATGGATGCGTACCGTTCGGGGCGGATTCAGTTCTTATTCCCCAAATCTTATACCCTAATTGTCCATTTAAGTCAAAATACTTTACAAACTCTTCGTGCCAAAACCCCTCGTTTCTTACTTCAATCTTCTTTGTATTTCTAGCCTCTAATTTATTGTACCCCGTAAATTTAGCATCGTCATCTAAGAACACAACCCAAATTTCATCCGTGTTTTTTAGAATCCAGTTCCTTGTGGCTGTTATTCCCTGAACTTCTTTTGGTACACAAACAATGTTTTTAACTATCCCCTTGTATTGGTGGTACTCGCTTTCTGGAATAAAGAACGTGCAGTTTGGTAGTATCTTATCCGTTGTTGTAAGACCTGCCCTGCCTTTACTTGGTACTGCTATTAACATTTAGTCTTTCTTTTAAATCCGTCCAATTCATTACCCTTTCCAGTGCTATATTATCAAGTGGTGATCCCTCTTTGTACCCACCTCTTCTTACCATTCCTAATTTGAGCGTTTGCTTTAAGTCCTCCCATTCAACCGAATTTGGTTCTGCCATGATAAGTATGTATTCTTTTGGCGGTTCGAGTTGAACGCTTTGTGGTAATTCGATTTCTTCCCCATCCTCCAATCCATCTATTTCTTCATCAAATATCGGAACATCCAACCCCCAGCTTTCCAAGTCCTCAGCGTTCCATTCATTAGCCAAGTCATCCCAGTTCCATTCTCCGAAACCTACGTTATCTTTCACGATAAACTCCCTTTGCTTATCCTCTGACCAATCAACTATCTCAATCGGTACGTCTTTCCATCCAGCTTCCTTCATTGCTTTAAGGCGCATATTGCCACCAAGCACAACCATGTCGGTATTGACTACAATGGGTCGAACGGCTGCCATCTCAGGAAATTCCTTTAATGATGTGACTAGCTTCTTAAACTTGTCATCTTTGATTAATCTAGGGTTGTCAGGGTTTGACTTTACCGTGTTGATTTTCACTGTCTGCATTCTCCAAAGTTAGTTTAATTCGCTGCCTTTAGCCTCGTCATTGCATTGTTTACACTTAAACAAAATTAGGGTGTCTGTAAATCACTTTACCATTGTGCCTGACCTCTGAATTGTTAATCACAGTTCCAGTAGGAATTGATGGTGTAAAATCTTCAGCCTTTGGTAAGTAATCCATTTTCATTTGCCTGTTAAAAGTTGCAATTAATACTCCATCAACGTACAACTCTGAACCCTTCGGTATGTATTTTTCCATCTTATCTAGTCTTTTTGGCAGTCTTTAATATGAATTGTTGCTGTGCATTTATTCACCCCATCTACTTCCATCATCTCCCTTTGAAGCTTACCGCTTTTAATGTCGCTTTCCAATTCAAGAGCCTCTCTCTCAAAATACCCTTCTGTCATTATCGTCTTAATTGTAACCGTTACTTCTTTCATCTTATTTAGTTTAGTTGTTTAATCATCACGTTAGTATCATCCCACTTCCTCGATTCCCTCCAGCCGCAGTCACAAAGATAACCAACTTGATTTTGAGGTGTTTCCATATTGGAAATATCTGGTGTAGTCTCGTAATTTAATAACGGGCAGCAAATCCAAAGTATAACTATTGCGTTTAGTTTCATTTATCAGACTGTCCGTTATCTTCAATCACCAAGGTAGCTTTTCTCACTGACTTCGGGGGCATGTTTAAAACGATGTCTTCATCTACCGGCGCATCCTTCACCACATCAACAATGGAGAAAAACCATTCCAGTCCACGTTCCAAACGCACCTTTCCGTTTTTGCCGTTATTATATCCGCTTTCGTTGGCGTAACCGAAAGCATCAGCAATATCTCTATTGCCGATGCCTAAGTGCTTTT